ATTGTATCCAGCTTGGGCACCAGATATTAACATACCTATTTGAATACCCACTGCGCTTCCGACAGTAAATGTATTTGTAGCAGTAACTGGACCTGTACCATTAACAGTACTTGTAACAGTAGCAGGTTGTGTAATTGTGTAATTTGTTACAGTAGAATTATAGCCAGAACCAACGTTGGTCATTGTAATGCCAGTAATAGCACCAGTTGATGTACTAATTGTTAAATTAGCAGTAGCAGTTACACTTTCACTACCAATTTGGCCTTGTGGAAATGTAATATATGTACCTTGTGGATACCATAAGCCTTGTGTAGTAACACTACCACTTAGACCAAAAAAACCATGTGGTACAAAACTTGAATCTGACGGTACTTTACCGCCTCTTAAAAAATATCGTGCCTTAATTGGACGTCCCATTTTGTTTCTCCTTAATGTTTGACAGTTCTATTGCCTACGCGGTGGGTACCGCATAAACCCCTTTCGGGCGAACAGTATATTTAACAAAAAACGCCCCGAAGGGCGTTTTTATTTGCTTCATAAAGCCAAGTATTTGATTACTTGAAGCTTACGTTTGCGCTAGTGATAGCAACTTTACCTAAGTAGTCGCCAGCGTTACCTAGAGATGAAGCAGTGTTTGTCAATGCTACATATCCGTAACGTGTTAAGAAGCCAACTACTGGCTCGAATGTTGCTGGGTCTAGAACAACACCAGAAGACATCAATGGAATATAAGGGCAATAGAACGCTGCAGCATCTGCCTCGCTAGCACCTTTATAACCAATCAATACTTGGTTGTAGTCTACGCTGTCAGCTAGATAAGCGTCAACATAAATTCTCATTGCGCCATTCAATGTACCAACGAATTTTGTATTTGTTGGAGCTTCGAATGTACCTTCTGTTGTGCGAGCAAAAGCAGAAGTTGTAGCAGATTGAAGAATTGTCAATGCTTGGTTAGAAACAACAGCCCAGTTACCAGCACCACGACGTGTACGTTGAGCAATCAAGTTGCTAACGCGATTCATCTGGATAGCTAGAGCGGCATGCTCGTCACCAACGAATGTAGCTGTACCAGAAACTAATGATTGGTCATATGTTTCTTCGATACTTGCTAGGTTACGTAAAGAACCTAGAATTTCTTGGTCGATTTCAGCTGTAATTTCTTGAGCTAGAGCAGCCATGATTTCAGCTTCGATATCGATACCTTGTTGTGCTTGCGCATCTTGTGCAGCCTCGAAAGTCCAACGAGCTGATAGCTTGCGGCTCTTAGCTTCGACTGGGTTTTTCAAGATTTGGATGCTCATACGCTTACCAGGTGTACCCTCAAGAGCGGATGTGCTAGAAGCGGCAGCTGGACTTGCATCATTACCAGAGTAAGCAGTAGCGATCTTGAATGGGCTTAATGCCTCTTCGCCTGCGCTAACTTCTGTAGAACCATCAGCATAACGTACACGCAATGTGTGGATTTGACCAACTGGACCTGTCATTGGCTGAACACCAATGATTTCGTTAGCAATAACTGTAGGCATAACACGACGGATAACAGGTAGAATAACACGGTTAAGTGTTGCTACGTTACCAGCACTTGTAGCACCAGCAGTTGCGCTCTCAGCCAAATACTTACGTGTATTTTCTAAGCAAACTTGCATAGAAGCACGACGAGTTCCTTGTAGGCCTTCAAGCAGAGCTTCTTTGGTCTCTGACCATCTTTCGTTTAATAATTGTGACATTTTTTGTCTTCTCCTTGAATTTTAATTACTTTAGACCCGCTAACTTGCGGATATCTAAAATGTTATCGTAGCCTACCTCTGGCTTTGCGTCTCTGTCACCTGTAATTACGGCGCTTTCTGCAAGCACAGCTTTTTTAGTAACTTTCTTGTCGCCATCCATTACTGCGGGTAGGTATTTCTCGAAAGATTCATTTAGTTTCTTTGTCGGAACTGACTCTAGAAGTTCTTTCATGATCTCTCTCTTGTCAGCACTTAAAGGTGCTAACATTTCACTCATAACATTTTTACGCTCCATTAAATCTTTTGTAACACGTAGTTCACGGTTTACACTTTCAGCAATGTGTTGTTTTTCTGCTACAAGTTGTTGCGCTTCGGCTAATTCCTGATCTTTCTTAGAAATAATCTTTAACAATTTACTTGTTTCAGATTTTTCATTTAAGTAAGAAGCAGAAAACTCCTGTGCAAATGCTTCATATATACGACGACCAAAATCGTTGTTACGAGAACTTTCAATATCTTCTTTCAATTGCTTGATTTCAGATGTTAATTTTTTAGTTACTGCGTTTTCAACTACTTTAGCACTACGTTGGATGAAACTTGTTTTGATTTCATCAAACTTGCTCTTAGCTTCACGAACTAACTTAACTTTCGTTTCGGCTAGATCCTTCTTGTCAACAGCAAATTCTTTGATTTCTTTTGCTAGAGCATGTACAACGAACTGCTCTAACTTGGTAAAATTCTCAGAAACTTTCTTACGATCGTTTTGGAACTCTACTAACTCTTTACCTAATTGCTTGATAACAAAACCTTCTAATTTCTTAGCATCTTCTGTTACTTTTTGTTGATAAGCGGCTTTAGCTTCTGCTAGAGCTTTTTTATCTTCATGCAATTCGGACATCTCTGCTACCAATCTATCGCTTAACATCTTGTCGATCGCTTCTACCATCATAGCTTTATCATGATTGTATTTTTGTGCGAATTCTTCACGAAGTTCTGCGCTAACTTGGTCGCGATTCTCTTTAATTTTCTCAGCGAAGGCAGATTCAATGACTGACTTTACGTCTTCTGTCATTACACCTGACTCAACTAATTGTTTGAATGCGTCCAACATTTATTTCTCCTCGGGCTTATTTTAGACCTTTAATAATTTGAAGAAGTGATTCCTTCAAATATTTCTGGGCCTTTGGATCTTCTTTTACTTCATGTGCTACTTGAATAGCGTGATATCCTCTGCGTGTGTTCATTAAATGTTCATACACAGGTGTAGGATAAGCGCCAGGAGCACTAGGTTGAGCAACTACGTCTACCGTAATGATTTCAAAATCAGATACTTTGCCAGAAGCATCATCAACGTTACCGCTGCCTCTGCTACTGACTCCAAGTTTTACACCGCTTTCGAGCATTGTGCGTATCAAGTTACCCATTGGTGTAGGAAGGATTTTCATCTTTCCATAACCGTTAGGACCTTCCATCCACATCTGAGTGATCATATGAGATACACGGTCCAAATTTACTTTTAAATCATCAGGATGATCAACTTCACCTAAGACACTATAACCATTTTGTATCTGATCATTAAGTGTCTTAACAGCACGTTCAATTTCATCAACGGGATAAACACGTTGATTAGCATTACGAATGCCGCCTTGGATGGCAATACCTTTTAAGTAAAGGTTTTTGCCATCTTTGTCGTCACTCTCAAGTACTGCTTGAGCTTGATCAAAACTTAATGTTTCTCTTAGATAAGAATATTTCATCCAGTTTCTCTAATTACTTAATATTTTTTACGATACTAGTTGTGTTTGTAGCACCTTTAACATTGTTGTTACCTGTGCCTGCGCCTACTGCTGTACCTTCAGAACCATTGTTCTTTGTAGCACCAGCTAGACCTTTAGCATCGCCAACTTTGCTTAGATTCTTAACACCAGCTTTTCCACCAGGTGCGCTATTAGTTTCCCAATCTTTACCTGTGTATTGCTCTGATTTCTCAGGAGTAATACCTTTGTTTACCTTGTTTGGTGTTGTACCTGTATTGTGCTGTCCTTCTGTATCACCTTGAGCAATGTTTTTAGCATTAGCACCACTTGTAGGTTTACCAGAACCACTGCTAATTGGGCTAGTGCCTTCTTTAGGAGCACTTACTTTTTCGCCTGTACCAGCGCCAGCATATTGACCTTGTGTCTTTTGAGAATTTTTATCCCAGTTAACACCAACTTGCTCAACATACTCACGTGTCATGCGTTTGCCTTCCATAGGCATACCCATCATTTCTTCGTCTGTTTCTTCTTCGTCACCTTCTTCGCTGTCGTAGTCGAAATCAGCATCGCGACCCATTTCAGCGTTTTGAGCGTGTTCTAATTCAGCAAAAGCGGCTTCTAATTCTTCAATTGCGTTCTTGATATCATAGATAGCTTTGTCTTCGCCTTCTTCGCTAGCAGGATCAGGCTCTTCACCAGAACCAATTTCTTTTCCAAATTCGTCACTAGCATCGCCTTCTGCGCCACCGCTGAAACCGTCATCAGTTTCCATTTCATAAGAATCTTCTAATTCTTCAGACTCGTCCATTTCTTCGTCATCTTCTTCTTTAGACTCGTCCATTTCTTCGTCGTCTTCTTCACGACTTTCGTCCATTTCTTCGTCTTCTGAAGATTCGTCCATTTCTTCGTCTTCTTCTTCAGCGATTAGGTTTTCATATATTGATCTAGATTTTTCAACTACGATTTCATGAAACAACTCGTTAGCCTTTTCATGTTCTTCGTTGACCAAGTAATCTAGCAACTGTTCAAATTTTGTTGACATTGCGTATTTTCTCCTTAATGGTTGTAGGGCAAGGTTTTGTAGCTGTATTTACAGCTACTTTAAAATACTTATGTGAAATAGGCTAAAAACCGAACGTTTTTAGCAAGACTTGAACAGTTTTAGTAAATTTTTGTCTAAAATATTTAACTTTTAGATCAAAAAACTTATCTTAGCTGTTATTAAGCGGCACCTTCTGTCGGAGGAGCGGCATACATTTTTCTAACTAACCCCATGTCTTCTTGATATTCTTTATCGTGAGATTCACTAGCCTTACGAATGTCATTGAGCATTTTAAGAGTCAATCTAGTCTTTCTTAGATCAGATTGCTTTAATACAGAAGTATCATTCTGACTTATATAGCGACCATCGTCTTGCGGTCCTTGATTTTTATTATCAAAATAAATGAATTCTCTTAAAAACATATCAGTATTTATTGATTATCATGTTGGAGGAGCTTCTGCAGCCGCTCCGGTATCACCACCGGGCATTGCTCCAGAATTTTCCGGTTCCATACCTTCAGGAGGTTCCGCCGATCCGGATAGTGAATCAATATCTCCACTCATTCCATTAGCGGTAATTCCTGCACCTCGTAATTCGGCTGAAGCACTTAAATTAACTCCAGAATCTACATTTTCTTCTTTCCACTGGCGTTCATTTTCTGCTATTTCTTCGACTGTTAAACCTAAGAAACGTTTCATAGCAAATCGTTTGCTTACAAAAGGAACAGCAACCATGGTGCTAAATGTAGTTACTCTAGCAGTATCCATTTCTGCTTGACGATACGAAGCAAAATTCTGTGGAGGATTAAACTTAACATCAAAAATATTATCGTCTACATTAATACCTTTGTTACGTAGATATAGTTTAAATTCTAAATCAAAAGTATCATTAATTAATGACTGTAATCGTTCACAGTATTTGTTGAATCGGAGTTCTTGTATATAGGCTGTCCCAACTCGTCCGTCATTAAAGTTGCTTCCGCCATCATCCGGTCCAGTAGGTAGATAACTGCTAGGGATCCTAAGAGCTCTGAACAATTTGTTAGTAAAGTACTTAAGGTCATCGATTTCTCCTAAGTTAGTACCGCCGGGCAAAATTTCAACTTTACTACCTCGACCTTCTGCTGTCTGAGGAAAGAAGTAATCTTCATTGATCGACAATGGATTGTAACTGGAATCAATAACAGTTTGACTGCCACCCGTTACACTAGGAATACGGCGTTGATTAACTTCATTTTTAACACGTTCTACGAAGCCCATGGCTAAATGGCTTGGCATGTTACCTACGTCAATATAGAATACACGACGTTCGGGAGCACGTTGTACACGATAGATAATGATAGCATCTTCTAATAATTCTTTTTGTTTGAATACTTTAAAAATGCTTTCTAATAAACTATTTCCAAATGGATAGTTATTATCAATACCTTCACTCATGCTAATATGAATAACATGTCTTGCGTCAATTGCGTATTGATTTTGATTTTGTGTAAAGCGACTACTATTAGTGCTAGTAGGAAATGCTCCTACCATACCTCTACTACCACCTGCTCCGCCTTGTCCAGTGCCATAACTTGAACCAAATTGACTTCCGCCACCTTGAACATTACTAGGTTGAATAGCTGTTGTTGCCAGTGTTTCAAAGTTAGGATTAAAATCACGAATCATATATTGTTCAGGTTTCTTACCTTCTGATTCGTTAACAATAACTTTATCTACTTTTTGTGGGTCAACATACATCCAACTTTGTGTTTCTGGATCACGAACAAAGAATACATCACCGTACTTAAAGGCATTGCGTACAATTTTAAAAATACGTTTTTCAAACTTGTTTAATTTTGTCCACTGTTGTAGATACTTACTGATAATCTTTACTTCAGTGTTTGTTGCTTTATCTTTAAAATTAATTGAAAACGGAGTTCCGTTTTCATCATTAGATTGTGTACAAAATTCAGCTAAAATATCTAACGCGGCATTAACTTCACTGTCAGTATCCATTGTGTCATATTGACCGTAACGTTCAAGACGGTTAGGATGGCCGGCATAAACGTCGGGCAAATAACTTGAATAGTTTGAACGGGCAGGGCTGGCACTTGAACCGCCACCACTGATGGGACTCAAATTACCGCTAGCATTAACAGGTGTGAAATATTTACGCCATCCGGCCATGAGAAACTCCTATTTTTCTACCGAGAACAAATCCGGTTAATTCTTTTCCAGGCTCAAACATTTTTGAAATTTTTCCATTATTAAACCATTTTAATAATTTGTTTTTTTCGGCTGCTTTTGCGCCCCTTCCGTCGTCTTTTCTTCCTAAATTAGCTTGTCTGATTTTTTCAGCATGTTCGGCAGTTTTAGGTTTTTTATAATTATTTCTTTGCTCTTCTGTACGAATTTTACCTTTATTTTTTTCAGATATAATACGTTTAGTTTCTTCAGTATGTTTCCATCCTGATTGAGCAACCCATCTTGTCATTTTTATATTTTCTAAGATTCCGCCGTCTATTTTTCTACCATATTGTTTGATCAATTGTATTTCTAAATCAAACGCATCTTTTTCAGTCATTCCTGTTTTTATAAATTGCCTATTTTCCTTTTTAGGCAATTCTATCCAAGGAGCATGACTTTCGTTTATACGATCTTTACTTCCTTTTCCAATATAAAATGGAGTACCGTCATCATTTATATATTGATAAACATAAAAAATTTCATTATCCATAATATATTATACTGTTGGGAACAAATTCCCATTTAA